TGGTTCTTCTCAAAAGATAGAGCATTCAGATCATTACAAGTTCCTTGAAGATGAGAGAACATACATCGCTAAGCAATATGCAAATGGAAAGCCTATGGATAATGATTCCTTCTTAATATTTGATATCTCTGGAATACAAGCTCCAGAAGCTCCAGCAGTATAGGAGGTAGCGAAAATTGAAAGTGAAGGTAATTAAACGATTCAAAGATAAACACACTAATCTCCTTCACGGAGTAGGACAAGAACTAGAAATTGCTAAAGAGAGGTATGAGGAAATTAACTCTACCTCTCTTGGTGTTTTCGTAGAGGAGATAGTGGTAAAGGCAGAGGAAAAAAAGAAGAAGTCTACTAAGAAGTAGGTGATTAGATGTTACAAGAGCTTAAGGGTTATTTGAAAATAACCTGGAACGATGAAGACATTGTATTAAATGGATTCATCCTAAGAGGCAAAGAATACTTGAAAGACTTAGCAGGAGCAGATCTCGATTTCGAAAGTGAAAGCTCTGCTAAGTCTTTACTTTTAGATTATTGCAGATATGCCTATAATAATGCCCTAGAATATTTTGAAGAAAACTTTAGCAGAGAAATATTGAGGCTACAGCTCAAAGTTGGTATAAGCCAATTGCCTACAGAGGTGATATAGATGAAATCTAAAAAAGAAGTAATGGCGGATGTAGGAAGAGTACTAAACAATAAAGTCACTATTCAAAAATACTCTAAGCCTAATAATGTAAACATTAATGAAAATGGCTTTGAAGAAGAAGGATGGGATGACTGGAAGGACCTTTGGGTAACTGTAAATAATTTATTCGGAAAAGAATTTTATGCAGCTAAAGCTGTAAACGAAGAAAAGACAGTTGAGTTTAAAGCACGGTACTCCAATGAACTTGACGCTATCAATTCTAAAGAATATAGAATTGTATGGAATAGCAAGATTTTTAACATAACCTTTATAGATAACATCAAGTACGAAAATAAATGGTTCAAGATAAAAGCTATAGAGGTGAATTAGTATGAATGGCATAGAGATAGATGGCTTCGATGATTTAGAGGAAATCCTTAAGGGTATGACCATAACTGAGCAAGATGAGAAAAGAGCAATGAGAAAAGCTCTAAAGCCTATCGCTGATGGAGTAGAAAAAGATACTCCTGAGAGAACTGGTAAACTTAAAAGAACCTTGAAGACAACAGTTAAGAGAGAAGACCTTGCTATAGTTGGGATAATAAGATTTGGAGCCTTTTGGGATGTGTTCCAAGAGTTCGGAACCTCCAAGAGTAAAAAGAATGTTGGATTCTTTGAGAGAAGTGTCAATAAAAGTGAAAAAAAAGCAATCGAAATTCTTGCAAATGAACTTTTAAAGTAGGTGATCCCATGTGAATATAAAAGCACATTTAAGAGCTCTGTTAATGAACCCTGAGATAATAAGCCTTACAGCTGATAAAACAGTATATTTTCTTCATGCTAATAATGCAGCTCCTCCATACATTGAGTATGAGATATATGACGAGGACGGAGAAGATTGGGCCGAAAACAAAGAGATAGCAACTTCATACTATATTCAAGTAGATATCTTCAGCAAGGGAGACTATACAGAGTTAGAAAATGTAATTAAAGAAAAAATGATAGACGCAGGCTTTAATAGATCAATGGCAGCTGACCTTTACGAAAAGGACACAGGCCTATATCATAAAGCAATGCGTTTTATTTTTACAACAAAAACTAATTGAAGGGAATGATAACATGCCTATAATAGGTCTTGAAAAATTATATTATGCACCATTGACCAAGGATGACAGCACAGGCTTAACCTATGGAGCTCCTGTATATTTACCTGGGGTTAAAGAAATAGGAGTAATCCCTAGAGTTGTAACTGAAAAGTTGTATGCTGAAAATAAACTATGGGATCAAGATACAGCGTTAGACGAGGTAGAGGTAACTATCAATATTGCAGATTTAACAAACGCAGAAAGGTCAATGTTCTTAGGACACACTACCGCAACAGAAGGCGGGATATTTGCTAAAGATAATGACCAAGCTCCGTATGTAGCACTGCTATACAAATCAAACAAGTCCAATCAAGAAGCAAGGTATCAGGTACTATACAAAGGAAAATTTGAATTACCTGAGGATAGAGCTAAAGGTAAAGAGGGAAAAACGGAATTCCAGACTCCTCAAATGAAAGCGATATTCCAGGCAACAAAGAATAATGGTATGTGGAAGTATCAAGTAGATACAGATGATGCAGACTGTCCAGTAACAATTGACGCAGATTTCTTCGCAAGTGTAATAGTTCCTACAAAGAAAGTTATTATTTAATTTTAGGATAGAGTTAATTCTCTATCCTAAAATCTATTTTAGGAGGATTTTATAATGGTAAATATTGAAGTCAAAGAGTTTAAAATAAAAATTAATAAAGAAAAATATACTTTCAGGCTTGATTTCAGAGCTCTTTTTAAGTTTACAAATAGATATGAGAATGGAATGGAATTATTTAATGAGTTCTTGCAAGGTAAAAATGTCTATGAATGTATTATTAAAATATTGTCTTGCGCTTGCGTAGAAAAGGAATGGGAGGAAATAGAGCTAACAAATGCTATTCCTTTCAATTTTAAAATAATGAAACTTATGGATGAAATCACCTTTACCCTTATTGAAGGGATGCTCCAGGAGAAAGAGGGTGGAGAAGGAAAAAACGAGGAAGCCAGTCAGGGGACGGAATAGACTTTGACTGGTTTTACTATATTACTAGAGTACATCTGCATATGAGCGAAGAAGAGTTCTGGAGAAGCACGCCAAGAAAAATAGGTACACTTTGGAAGCTACATAGTAATTTTCAAGGGTGGGAAGTTAAAAGCGGGCAATCCAATAAAGAAAAGCCTGTTTTTATAGATCAGGTCCCATTTTTATAGTGGGGAGGTGAGTATATGGGAAAAGATGTGGAAAAAAGAATAACGGCTAAGATGGTACTTGATAGCTCTGGGTACAACGAAAGCATAAAAGGGGTAAACGGAAGCTTAAGGCAAGTGCAATCTGAGCTTAAAAACGCTTCTGTGCAAGTCGGTGTTTTTGGGAGAGATAGTGAAAAATTAAAAGGTATTCAAGAAGCTCTCGCTAGACAAGTTGATTTACATGCGAAGAAAGTGGACATATGGAAACAGAGCATAGAAAAGACTAATACGAAAATGCAGGACAATATTAAAATAAGAGATGACTTAAAGGCGACTCTTGTAGAAGAGGGGAAGAAACATGCTGAAATCATAAAGCAGTATGGGAAAGAAAGTAAAGAAGCAGAAGAGAATAGAAAGCAGCTCAAGCACTTAGGGGAAGAATATAAAAACAAAAATAAACAGGTAGAGAATAATGCAAAACAAATACAGTATTATCAAACTAACTTAAATAAAGCTAATGCAGAAATGGGTAAAGCTCAGGGAGAACTAAGAAACATCAATGAAGAACTTGCAAGAAGCGGTGAGAGATGGCTTGGAGCTAGTGAGAGTTTAAAGAAATCTAGTGATAAATTAAAAGATATTGGCGGGAAAATTGAAGGTGTGGGAAATAAGCTATTAAAATTAACAGCGCCTATGGTTGGTATTGGGGCTATAGCACTTAAGTTCTCCACAGAGTTCGAAGATTCTATGGCAAAGGTCTCTACTATCGCTGACGAAACTGAGGTCCCTATTGATGATTTAAGAAAGCAGATCCTTAAGCTTAGTAGTGACACTGGCATCGCATCAACAGAGATAGCTAACAATGTTTATGATGCAATAAGTGCAGGACAAAAGACCGGGGATGCAGTTAATTATGTAGCTAATTCGACCAAACTTGCAAAAGCAGGATTTGCAGAAGCTGGAGCATCTTTAGATATCCTTACTACAATCATGAATGCCTATAAGATGGAATCTAGCGAAGTCTCTAAAGTGTCTGATATTCTAGTACAGACCCAAAACAAAGGTAAAGTAACTGTAGGTGAATTATCAGCTAGTATGGGAAAGGTAATACCTACTGCAGTTGCAACCAATGTCAGCCTTAACCAATTAGGAGCAGGGTATGCAATCCTTACTTCAAATGGTATTAAAGCAGCAGAAGCAACTACGTATATGAATAGTATGCTTAATGAACTTTCAAAGACTGGTTCTGATGCAGACGAAGCACTTCGAGAAATGACAAATAAATCATTTGCGGAGTTAATGAAAGAAGGGAAAAGTGTAAGTGATGTTCTTGGCTTACTCGATGAATATGCTAAGAAAAGTAATCTTAGTCTAAAGGATATGTTTGGTTCAGCAGAAGCCGGAAAAGCCGCATTGGTTCTTTCTACAAATGCTGGAAAAGACTTTAATGCAATTCTTAAAGATATGGATAATAGCGCAGGATCTACTGACAAGGCATTCGAAAAAGTAACGAATACAACTGGAGAAAAATTCAGGAAGTCCATTAACAAACTAAAAAATGATGCTATCAAATTTGGAGATGTAATATCACCAATTCTTGATAAGGGAGCAGAGTTAATTGGGAAAATATCTGACAAGTTAGGACAGTTAGACGAACAACAGCTTCAAACAATAGCTAAATCGGCAATGCTGGTAGTTGGTCTTGGTGGAGTTTTAAAAGTCAGTGGTGGATTAATCAGTACAGTTGGAAGTGTGACTGGAGGACTTTCAAAACTTTCAGGAGCACTTGGAGCCGCTAAATTAGCTTCAGCAGGAGTAGGAACTGCAGCAAGTGTTGCAGGTGGAGCTGGAGGATTAGGAGCGTTAGCCACAGGTCTTGGAGGAGCAGTTGTTGCAGCAGGACCTTTTTTATTAGCAGGAGCAGCTGTGGCAGGAGTTGGGTACGCAGTATATAAAGGAATGACAGAAGAAGCTATTCCAGCAATTGATTTATTTGCAGATAAGGTTGAACACACAGCATCCGGAATAAGTAGTAATGCAAACACTATGTCAACAGCTTACGAAACTACTGTAACTAAAATATCAGAATCAACAAAGGTTGCAGTGGGGGCATATGTTGAGCTAGACAATTCAACTAAAGATCATTTAGATAATTTGCATATTAATTCTATAAAAATAACTGAAGAAATGAAGAATGAATTAATTACAAAATATGATGAGATGGGCCTTAAAATTAATCAAGGGATAGAGCAAAAAAGAAATGAAAGCTTAGAAGGCCTGAGGGAGTTCTTCGGTACAAGTAAAGCTATAGCAGACACAGAAGAAGCTGAGATATTAGCAAATACTGAAGAATACTATAAGCAGAAACAAGAAAAAGTCAAAGGTTACGAAGGAGAAATAATAGCAATAATGGAGAAGGCTTCAAAAGAAAAAAGAGCTTTAACATCTGAAGAAGTAACTGAAATAAATAGGCTTCAAGAGGAAATGAAAAACGAAGCTATTAAACTACTTTCAGAAAATGAGCTAGAAGCTAAAATTATTCTAGAGAGAATGAAAGAGTATGATACCAGGATAACCGCTGAGCAAGCATCAGAGCATATTAAAAAATTAAACGAGAGCAAGGATAAGGCAATAGAAGCAGCTGAAGAAGAGTACGAAAAGAGACTCGCTACAATTATTAAAATGAGAGATGAGGCTAAGGTCATAAGCAGTGATCAGGCAGATGCAATGATAAAGGATGCTCAGAGGCAAAGAGACGGCATAATTGAAAAAGCTGAGGAAACTAAAGAGCAAGCTATTAAGAAGATGAAAGAACTAAATAGCGATTTAGAAAAAGAAGTAGATACATCAACAGGAAATATTCTGACTTGGTGGGATAAATTGAAAAACTGGTGGAATGGCTGGAAACCAGCAACCAAAGAATTCAAAACAGTAGAATATACCGACTACAGAAAGACCTATAGCCAGGAGCCAATACCTCAGAACTATAGCGGTACAAGCTCTTGGGGCGGAGGATTAACTACGCTACATGAAAGAGGCTATGAAGTTTATGATCTACCAAGAGGTACAAGGATATATAATAATGAAGCAAGTGAGGATATGGTATTGAAAACAGCTGAAGCGGTAGCAAAAAGAATACTACTACAAAACAATGTTGGGAGTAAAGATATAAATGTAACACAATATATTTCTGTACCAGTTCCAAGCGCTAGTGAGGTAGCAAGGCAGACTAAAAAACAGTTACAAATTATGGCATATGAACTATAGGGGGTGAGATATTGGAAGAGAAACTTATATACAAAAATGAACTAGGTAAGAGTTTGGAAATATCTCATTCAAGCGTATTTTTCTTACAGAAAGTGGAGGGACTCGGAGCAATCAAAAACATTATATATACACAAAAGAGTCCTAATCAAGATGGAGTAACGGTTACAAAAGATAGTTTAGACCTTAGGGATATAACCATAGAAGGTAGTATAAATTCAACTGACAGAGAAAAAGTCCTAGCGCATAGGCGAATTCTTTTGCAGACATTCAATCCTAAATTAAAAGGGAGATTAGAATATCAACTGGGTGAGTTTAAGAAAGAAATAGATTGTAAAGTTGAATATGCACCTATATTGCCGCATACAGATAGCAAATTTAAGAAATTTCAAATACAGTTGTATTGTCCCAATCCATTCTTTAAAGATACTGTTGAATCTAAGGAAGAGATTGCAATATGGAGAGGTAGTTTGGAATTTCCATTAGAGCTTACAGAAGTAGGAATAGAAACAGGATATAGAGAATCCTCACTTATAGTAAACATATTCAACGCCGGAGATGTAGAATGTGGAATTAAGATACAATTTAAAGCACTAGCAACAGTGGCAAATCCAAGTATCGTAAACGTTGATACCATGGAATACTTCAAGATAAACAAAACTATGGAAGCTGGAGAGATAATTACAGTAACTACTCATTTTCAGAATAAGAGGGTAGAACTGTATAAAAATGGAGTAGTATCTAATGCTTTTAATTGGATAGATCTAGAGAGTACATTCCTACAATTGGATGTGGGTGACAATCTTCTCAGGTATAATGCAGATGAAGGTATAGATAACTTAGAGGTAAGCATATGGCACACACCTCAATATCTGGGGGTGTAGTATGGAACTATATGTATTTGACAAGGACTTAAACTTTCAGGGAATACTTGAGAGTTTTTTTAGTTTACGTTGGATTAGGAAATATTCAAGATATGGCGAGTTTGAATTACACTGTGGGCTTACTTCAGAAATACTAGAACTACTTAAAAAAGATTATATAATTTGGAAGAAGGACGATTTAGAAGCTGGATATATCGAATACAGAAATATTCGACAAGAAGCAGATGGCAAAGAAGTCTTAGTTGTTAAGGGTAAGTTTTTAACAGGGCATCTAGACAGAAGAATAATATGGGGTACAGAAATAATTAATGATACAGCTGAAAATGCAATAAGAACACTAATCAATAATAATGCTATAAGCCCTACCAATGTTGATAGAATAATTCCCATGCTGCAATTAGGAACACTTAAAAACTATACTCAAATTACCGATAAACAAACGAGCTATAGAAACTTATTAGAAGAAGTTGAAATAATAGCTCTGACAAGTGAATTAGGCATTAGAACTCTGATAGACATTGCAAGTAAGCAAATGGTATTTGATATTTACAAGGGGATAGACAGAACAGCAGGGCAAACCATTAATGTTCCTGCTATTTTTAGTAAGGAGTTTGAGAATATACTAGAGCAGGAATATACAGATAGCCTTAATAACTATAGAAACTTAGCTTTAGTAGGTGGTATTGGAGAAGGTACTGCAAGAAAACTCATAACAGTCGGAAGTGGAATTGGCTTAGATAGATTGGAGGTATTCTCTGACCAAAAGAGTCTAAGTAATGAAGTTGATGGGGTTGTAATGAGTGATGCTGAATATAATGCTTTACTTATTGAAAAAGGAAATGAAAAACTGTCAGAATATAAGGGAATACAAACCTTTGACAGTAAGATTAATCTGAAAAGTAACCTAATATATAAAACTGATTTTGACCTTGGAGATATAGTTACATGTATTTCAAAGAAATGGGGAGTAACAATAGATACAAGAATTACAGAAGTTGAAGAAATATATGAGGAAAGTGGACTTAGTGTAAACGTTACTTTCGGAAATAATGTTCCTACCTTAATAGATAAAATTAAACAGGTGGTGAGATAATGGCAATAAAAAGTGGATTTTTCAATTCAATAAATGGTGACAGAAAATATGATGCTAAGAGATTTGCAGAGTATTTTGCAAGCTTTATTGGAAATGGTGTATTCCCTAATCCTTCTACAGGGCTACAGGCTATGGCTAATAATGATATGACAGTAACAGTTAATCCGGGAAAGGCATGGATAAATGGATATTTCTTAGTAAATGATGATGATTATATTCTTCAAATAGATACTGCAGACGGTGTACTTAATAGGATTGATAAGATCATTGTAAGATACGATATAACAGATAGAGAAATTAGATTAGAAGTTAAAAAAGGCGGATTTGCAAGCAATCCGGTAGCTCCAGAACTACAAAGAGATGCTGATGCATATGAATTAGCTTTATGTGACATACAAGTAAATGCAGGAGTAATTAGTATTACATCTGCAAATATAACTGATTTAAGAAATGATAAAGAGCTTTGTGGAAAGATAGAATCTCTTATCGCAGGAGATATAAGTGCTCTGGCAAATGAAATTGATCAAATTTCTGTGTTAATGGCTGAATTAGAGCAGGACTTAAGTGGTCACGAAATTGCAGCAGACCCTCACACTCAATATGCATTAGATTCAGATATGAATTCTCATGTTGGTGCAGGCGGAACTGCCCATGCTGCTGCTACCACAGTTGCAAATGGTTTTATGTCTGCAGCTGATAAAACTAAAATAAATGGAATTGAAGCAAATGCCAATAATTATGTGCACCCAGGTTCGGGTACAAACCCTCACGGAACAACCAAGGCTGATGTAGAATTAGGAAGTGTTGCTAATTATGGAATAGCGACTCAAGTAGATGCTCAGGCAGGTACTTCATCCGTTAAATACATGACGCCATTAAGAACAAAAGAAGCTATAGAAAGTTTAGCAGAAAATAGGGGTTGGCAGAAAATTGGCGAGTTGCCTATAATAGGTGCAACCTCATTTGTAATAGATAACTTGCAATCTTTTCAGGAAGTAATGTTGGTATATGAGAATCTTGAGGCAAATACCGTTAATTCATCTAGTAGTTTATACCTTTATGTAGATGCAAAAACTGGCGGACCTACCTATGCCTCTTTACAAGGTACTTATCAAAATAATAGTAGTACTATATATCCGCAAATTTTCGTTTCTAAGGAGGTAGGTGTATATACTTCGGGTATACTTAGAATATCGATAGGCAGTGATGTTTTGACAATGGACCATGATTTTTATTGGAAATCTAATAGCGCCCTTTATTCTTCTAAAGTACTAGTTGAATCAAAGACGCATCTATTAAATAAATTATTAGGGTATTTAGGGGTGTCAGATACTTATAGAACAGGTAAAATTACTGTGTATGCCATACCTAAGGGGGTGTAAAATGAGGTCAATAGCAATGGATTTAGTAACTAAGGAAATAAAAAATATGAATACCCCCTCAAGAGAAGAATTAGCAATTCAAGGTTATAATATAACAGATTCTCTACTTGAAGAAGTACAAGGTATATTCCCTTATTGTGAATATGAAACAGATACTGAAAATAATATAGTGGGATATAGACAATTTGAATATATTAGCTATAATATCTCAAATAAAGTAGTTAATGAAAATGAAACAGTTATTATAGAAGTCTCATTACCTTATATAGAAGTAGAAGCAGAAGATTCATCATATATAGTAATCGATAAAATAATAGAGTATAGTAATGGGAATAAAGGAATGTATCAACTAAAGTTAAGCGCAGAAGGATATATGCCTACTATCATAGAAATAGAGGTGATATAGTAATGCAAATAAAAATTGAGAAAAAGTATAATGAACAGGAATATCTTGAAAAGGCTCTGGAAGAAATACAAAGTAAGTTAAAAGAGAAGGATAAGAATCTAAAGTTAGAATTTGATATGAAGGACAAGGATAAAAGAGTAGAGAAAGATAAATAGACTAATCAAGGCTTTAACGAATAATGAAAAAGGACGGAGTTTACCCATCCTTTTTCATTATCATTATATATAGAATGACTCCTACAATAGATGCAATAATGAGTCTCCATATCCAAGAAGCAACTAATTCTATACGGATTTGACTTGAGTATCCTTTCGCTACGTCAACATTAGTATAGGTTTTTATTACACTATTGTTAGTAGGTGAAAAGTTATATTTCATCATAAACTCTTGGTCTGTGAAGTTATCTCTATACCATTTTCGAATAACAGTATCTTGAGTAGTTTGGGCTAATTCGGTATAGCGAAAATGATTAGTTAGTACCAATAGAATCATGAAAATCATTAACACAATAAGTAATTGTTTTTTATGCATTATATAACCCCCTTTTAGCATTATATACGACATAAATAAGAGTTTTCCTTTATAGAAGATAAAAGAGAGAAGGTGTAACATGGGTGAATACATTGAAAAAGTAATTAGTGGCACAAAGCCCTATTGGGGAGCAGGATTAGCGATCATAAGCTACATAATGTTTCCAGATAAGGCCTATGAAACCGCTGCTCTAGCAGTTGGTGCAACTATACTGCTAGATATTATAACAAAGTATATAGCCTTATCACATCAGAGTCATGGATTTAGAAATGCAGTTAGGGAAAGAAGAATATTTAGCAAGACACTATGGGAAGGCACTAAGATAAAATTAGTGTCTTATTTAATTATTGCTATACTAGCAGGACTAAGCTATAGAGTCACAATGCTAGCTCAATTAAGCGTATTTTTAGCAACGGTAGTATATTCGGTAATATTTTTAAGGGAAGCTCAGAGTATTATTGAAAATCTTATCGATGCTGGAGCAGACTTAAAATGGTTATTAGTTTGGACTAGGAAGAAGGAGCAACAGATTCTTGAGTCAGAAGTAATTAAACCTGATGATAATGAAGTTAAACAATATGATGATTATATGTAAGGAGGTGCAATATGAGATTTCCTGTTAGGAAAGAAGCTTTAAGCAGTTGCAGGCTTAGCTCACTGTTTGGAGGAAGAATACATCCAATAACAAAACTATGTGATGGCCATAGAGGAATAGATATAGCAATGCCATCTGGTACTCCACTTATAGCTCTAGAGAGCGGAACAGTTATTTATAGCAAAGTAAATGGTGGAGGTGTAAAAAGAGGATATGGCTACTACCTTGTTATAAAATATGATAATGGATTAACGTCTCTTTATGGTCATTTGAGAGAATTACCTAAGCTTAAGGAAGGTCAAAAAGTAAAAGAAAGTGATGTAGTTGCCTTTAGTGGCAGTACTGGTTCGTCAACAGGACCACACTTACACTTTGAGCTACATGAAGGTACATTTCTATTTTATAACAAGGTAGTAGCCATATCCTCTTTTTACACCTCCA